CCTAGCACGTCTAGGCCATATAATGCACCTGCACGAGAAGCATATACAGGTGCCGCAACAGATGCAAATTCACCAGTCACTGTGCTAAATTTCTTAACAGCCCAGTTTGCACCAGTACCTGTTGCAGATGTCTTGATCCACAAACTACCAGTTGGAGCAGGAGTGTCTTCGCCTGTGGCAAATGTTGGAACTTCTGTATATTTTCCAAACTCAAGCAATGGAGCATATGACTCAAGTTTGTCATCTAGGCCCAGTTCGGCAGCGCCTGCATCATCAACGATTGCAACAATACCGTCGGCATTGATACCATCGCTCATTGCGTCGCTGGTTGCACGGATTTCTAAACGTCCGTTGGCGTCAATAAATGCACGAACGCCATCACCGTAGTTTGCTGCAAATGCGGCGTTAATAGCAGTAGTAACTTCAGTACCAGTTGCATTAGCGCCAGCGGCGGTGATAGTCACTGTAACTGTGTTGATTGTGATTTGTGTATTAGCAGGCGCTTCGTTACCTACATAGGTAGCGTATGCACTTTGCACAGTAGGCCATGCTTTTTGCCATTCTTTGGTGCCAACAGCAGTCCAAACATTACTACTATCTTTGTAGAATAGAGGATTATTAACGTCTTGTGGAATGATAGCGTATGTACCAATTTCTCCTACAGAATCTTTAGGAGTATAAATTGTTACTCCTCCGGATGGTAGATTTACATCGTCGGCACTGGTTAATACTGTTACTGTCTGGTTACTAAACAATTGCGTGGTAGAATTCCACTGGAATATACCATATGATGTGTTGGCTAGGTCAAGCCAAGCAAAAGCATTCTCGACATCGCCTTTAGGACGAACACTGGTTGCAGTCAGTTGGTCCATGTCAATGTCGGCTCTGATCACATACATTCTATTGCCTAGTCCCATGGCGCTATACGCAGCCTGGAGACCATATTCGTTTTGCTCATGTCCGTGGATCGGGGATCCAGCGGATGTCTTAAATACTGGATAACCAAATGCTGTGATTAGTTCACGCTGACTGCCATATGCTTGTAGCTTGCTTGCATTAGCTTTGGTAGTTCCAGCTGCTGTTCCAGATCCAGAAGGAGGAGTTTTGTCTTGCGCAGTAGCCAACACCACCATTGGCACCGTGCCATTGCCTGCTGGTACATATTGACTTTCGTCACTTACTGATACGCTTAAACCTGGGGATACGAGAGTTGCCATGTTATTTTCCTTTGACAAAATACATTGTTAATGATATTTATTCGGATATGGTTTTTTTTGGCTGTTATGGTGCCCTTTGCAAAGGTCTTCTCATAAATAGAAGTATGAGACCTTGGTGCCAAACCTGTAATGATCGTGTTGTAGCAGTTAACTACATCAAAGAAGATGTGCGACACTATCGCAAACAGTGCGATGTGTGTTTGCGCAAGGGCAAAAAGATCAAACCGCAGCCGCCGTTGTGGGCAAAGAAAGGTTACAAGAAAAAACCGCACTGTGAAAAATGCGGTTTTGTAGCAGAGTTACCAGACAAGCAGTTACTGGTATTTCATGTCGACGGTAACTTAAAAAATACTGATTGGGTCAATCTCAAGACAGTATGCTTAAACTGTCAGCCAATGGTTTATAAATCCCGTTTGCCGTGGAAATCGTCGGACCCTGTACCAGGGTTCTAATAGTAGAATAGAGTTCTTCAATCCGCCCATTGTTATTAATAACGGTATCAAACTCAGCTCCTGCCCAGCTGGTTTCACTTGCATGGATAGCGTTGTCTGTTAGCCAGTGTTGTGCTTTTGTATCACCCTTGTTGGCCATGCAAGCAATGTCATACCAATGAGGAATAACTCCTCGTTGTATCCATATGATACGCCCGCCTTGTTCTTTGATTGCTTTGATTTCGTTAGGAAAACGCACATCGCTGATAACAGTATGGTCGCTACGTCTAGCCAGACGTGACTGCAATGCCGCAATCCAAATGTCATCATGGAAGTGCTGGCGACAAACTTCTGTACCCCAGTACTGTAGGATCCAACGTGGGGTCAAGTGTGGCATTTGCAATCGTTCGGCCCACCACTCATCTACTTGCTCGCGCCAGGCACGTGCTTCGGGGGTGCGTCCTTCAATCAGTTCTCGGTCCCACCCAAATACTGCCGCCACTGCATCTTTAAGAGTGCCTGCAAAACTGTCACGTCTAAATCCATGAAAGCCAACCAAGTAATCTGCGGCTGTGTCTTTGCCGCTGCCGATTAAACCGCAAATGCCTATGATCATAAAAAAGCCCCTAGTGTATAGAGGCTATTTTTACATATTAGTGTAACAAAGTCAAATTGTTATACGCCGTATTTGTTTTTTTTAGGTTTAGCCACAGGACTTGATTTATGAGTGTCATCAAGTTCTTTACTCTTGAGGTCGCCGTGATTTAGATCTGTGTATTCTGCTCCAACCACTTTGTATGCTTGTTTAAGCATGTCTTGCTCTTGTTGGGTATAAGGATGTGTAGATTTCTTTTTACCAATCCAACTTTTTGCATCCATGTGTTCTATTGGATCTTTTCCATTGGCACCTGCTACAGCCATTCCTAGCCTATAGGAAGTGTAGTCACCGCTAACATGTTCACCATCACCATAGACATTCAATCCTGCGGTGGGATTTTGCTGTCGCTTGGATATTTTACCATCTTTGGTTTCTGTTACTATTTCAGTAATTTTCATATTACCCAATTACCCATGTTAGTGGTTGGCTACCATCGTAGTAGCGTTTGAGTTCTTCTTCAAGAGCGTCCATTTCAACCTTGGCTTCTGCTTTAAGGGCTGTGCCATTTAATGTAGTTCCACCCTGCGGGCCTGCAATGGTAGCAAACTTTTCACGTGCTTGGCCTAGCATGTCTTTGGCCACTGCCAGTGCATAGTCTTGTATCCATGGAAATGTCAAATGATCATTGAGTAACATGCTGTCTGGTTTACGATTGTAAACCCATAGCAAAACTGTTTCGGCTGGGTCGTCCGTTGCTGGCGAATACACCTGTGTTCTGTACAGATCTGATCCTGTGATGTTGGTTGATCCAAGGGTACTTAGTGCGTCGACTGTAAACACCTGTCCAGTTCCATCCACAGTTAATACTGTGTATGCATTATTATATCCAGTGACTGGACTGTTAGAAATTGTTAGTACTCCGCCAACCACTATCTGTGTCCACGGCTCGTTAAAGGTCACAGTTATTGTGCTACCTGCCGCAGTACCATCAGCAGTTACTGAAACTGGTCTTTTATATGTGTGTCCAGTGTCAGGAATCTTGCGCACAATAGTAAGCTTCTTGGTCATTGGATTCCAGGTATAGTTCATGTATCCACCAAACATTGTCATGGCCAATTCTTGATACTGTGCAAACAATTCATAGTTTATTAATCCACCAACACGGCCTGCTACCAGCATATAGGTATTCAAATAGCCTGATGCAAAAGGTTCAAATTGGCTTGCTGTTGTGCCACTAACACTGCCAATTCCTCTACGGAACACTTGACGCACTGTCTGTATATCAACTGGCAATATGTATTCTTGTGTTTGAGGAAGAAGATCTAAGAATACATAACTTTCTTCTTCTGCATTCTGCGCACGTTGACGATAGCGCAGTAGCGCACGATCAATTGCAACCTTGTAGTGTGCAGGATCTAGCTCAACATCCACCATGCCATCGCCAAGGCGGAAACGTACATAGTCTTCAATTTCTTTGCGCTTTAATGACGTAGCAGGGTACTGATTTTCGTCGTAGGCAATAGGTCCAGGACCACCTAAACTTTCAGTAGTGATTGACTGGGTTGCTGTTAAACCTGTTTTGAGAGTGGCCATAAAAAATCCCTGTATGCAGTATTTATGCGCACAGGGATTTGGGCTTGAGTTAGATTACTGTACTTTTAACAACAGTACATCAACGCTGATACGTCCGTTTAACAATGTTTCTGTCGCTTTGATACTGTCCATATACTTGCGCAACTGTACCTTGCCCGCTTTCATAAAGTCAGCAAGTTGTACATCGGGTTTGCGCAGAGTCTTGCTCACACTCTTGTCGGTGTAGTTTTCAATGCTTGTACCTTTAATAGCAAGGCCTGCACTTGTGCTTGCAATGTACTGTCCTAGCTTGCGAGTCTTTGTGTTGTAAACCCAAAGTTCTTGAGCGCCAACAATGTCCACAGGGTTGATACTAACTAATTTGAGTACTGCATCTTGTTTAGAGTACTTGAGCTTGGCTACTAATTTTTCTTTGGTTGGACTCTTTTTAACACGAGCTTTCTTAGTGGCTTTCTTCACGCCACGGTATTGATCCACTGCTTTTTGCAACTCATCAAACCAGGCATAGATGCGTTTGTAGTCTGCGGCTTTGAAGTGTTTGTACCCTTCAACCAACTGCTCGTGTTCTTTGGCTTGCGCAGATTCTATTTCTGCACGAGTCTTTACAAATGCTGTTTCAATTTTACCTAGCTGTCCTTGTGGAACATTTTGTGCAACCAAGAAGTCGTAGGGTTTGAAGCTTGTGCCAGCGTTTGTCACTGCATCGTCAAAGTAGCCTTCGAGCTCGCCAATTGTGGCGCTGGTTTTTTCGTTCAGACGATCTTGGATAGTTGGCTGTCTAACAACAGGCTTGTTTTCTGCCGCAACAGGCTGATCATCTTCTTCGTTGTATTCAGTATATTTTTCAACCACGTCACGAGTGGCTGTTTCAAGATACTGCAATGCACGAGGCTTGAGTGGCATGCCTCGACCATGTGCGGCAATGATGCTACATGCTGTGATAGGAACCCAACGGCTTTTGATCACTTTGCTGAGATCAGATTTGGTAACTATAAAATGTTTTTGGTCCTGGAGCCAAGAAATAAAGTCCGGCTTCAAATCTTTAACTGTAAAGTGATAATTGTAGTA